GTAAACCTCCTATATTTATTGTAGCCCCACCTGTTCCACCACTGACAGAAAAATTATCAACGGAAAAAGAAATATGAACCAAACGTCCAATTTTAGTATATATACCAACGGTAGATCCAGAAAATGTAATTGATCCTCCTGATACTGCTACTAAAGTAGGCGTCCAAGTCCCCTCTTCATAATCCTCTAGCTTATTGGCCGACCCTGTACCGCCGAGGTAAATTCCGCCTGATAGGTAAGCGTTGCGGAAGCGTGAGCCTGTATAGCCAAGGTCAATAGCATTATCTCTTGAGTGTCCCTCTGCTGTCGAAGGAAACACTATGTTGTCAGTAGCAAAGAAACCTAAACCTGTATCTCCTTGCCCAACACCAAGAGAACCACTGGTAACACCAATACTACCTACTTCATTTGTTCCTGAGAAAAACCTTTGCATTTTTCCGTTACCAGAACGAGTTAGATACAGAATATCATCAGCCCAAGAAGAAGACCCCAGACCAACATGACCACTAGGACTATTTATGCCATTATTAAATGTAGCTTTACCAGCATTAGACATATCAAGGGTGAGGGCGTTAATACCAGTTCCACCATCGTTACCTCTAAATATTATATCCTTATCTTGAATTATAGAGTTTATTCTTAAGTCGCTATTTTCATTTTGAATAGTACCATAGTGTGTACCTCCGTCTTTTAGATTTATATTTCCACCATTATCTGCATCAAGATTAATAATTCCTGACGCATCTAGTATTAGGTCGCCCGATAAAGATAGTAAAGAAACTTTATTAGCGTCAGTCGTTATTGAACCCACATGATTAGAGCCATTTCTAAATTTCATCATGTTACGACCTGTTCCAGCCGCTCGTCTAATTTGTATTTCTCCGTCTGCGCCTATGTAAGCTGTATTATCACCAGCACCAAGAGACGTTGATGGGTTAGCTCCTATTACAACATTACCTGACGAGTCGATGCGCATACGTTCTGCATTGTTTACAATAAAACGCATACTGTTGTCAGAGTGGTGGTAATCTAAAATGCCAATGTTGACATCGTCAGGGTCGGCAAACATGATGCGACTAGGTTCTGTGTTTTGAGCAGTAAGTGCTAAAACAGCTTGTCCAACTGTACCATCATCATATATTTCTAGTTGTCTACTAGGAGAACTCGTACCAATCCCTACATTAGAGCCACTAACGGTTATAGCATCGGGTATGTTAATTAAGTCTGTTTGCTTACTCATTATGACTGCTCCAATACTGATAATAACACGTCAGCACTGGAAGCGGTATCAGAAGTTACTATAACTGTCTGTGTAGTTTTTATTACAATTTTACCATCAAGAACTGAAAGCGATGCTCCAGCAGGAATAGGTGTATTCTTTACAATATACACTCCTGCTATCTGAACGTTAATTTTTATTTGTGAAGCAGTTACATTAGCTATATTTAAGCCAACTGTAGTTGCTGTTGTACCACTTGCTCCAGTATAAACTGTAACAGGGCTTGTTCCTATTGAAGAGGAACTCGTATAATTCGTTAATATATTTGGCATGTTATTATCCTAAAGCAATGGCAAATACTATTGCGGCATCTTCAGCAGCAGCTGAGGCAGCACTAGCACTTGCGGCGGCATTTGTTGCACTTGTTGCAGCAGCAGTAGCACTGTTCGAAGCGTTTGTAGCTTGAGTACTTGCTGTTGAAGCACTATTACTAGCATTAGTAGCTTGTGTTGATGCTGTACTTGCTGAAGTTGAAGCATTAGTTGCACTTGTAGCAGCATTAGTTGCTGAAGTAGCAGCAGCATTTTGACTTGCTAAAGCGGCAGCTGCACTTGTAGCGGCTTGAGCGTCCGGTGACTCCCAAGAAGAACCATTATAAAATCTAACTTCACTTGCAGTAGAATTCCAATATATATCTCCTGCAGTTAATGCATCTCCATCGTTGTCTACTGTAGGATCTGAAGTCTTAGAGCCTAAATATACGTCATCAAAGCTGTCAAATACTGCTTGAACGTTAGTTAGCGTAGTTGCTGCAGCTGATGCACTTGTGGCAGCATTAGTTTCACTTGTTGCAGCAGCAGTAGCGCTGTTTGAAGCGTTTGTAGCCTGAGTTGCAGCAGTACTTGCACTTGCAGCAGCATTTGTTTCCGCTGTTTCAGCATTTGTTTCAGCTGTCTCAGCATTTGTTTGCGCTGTCTGAGCTGCAGTAGCACTTGTGGCAGCTGCACTTGCAGAATTACTAGCGTTAGTAGCCTGAGTAGCCGCAGTGTTTGCCTGTGTGGTAGCACTAGATGCACTTGAGGCAGCAGCAGTAGCACTGTTAGACGCATTAGTTGCACTTGTAGCAGCATTAGTTTCACTAGTTGAAGCAGCACTAGCGGAGTTACTAGCGTTAGTAGCTTGTGTTGATGCTGTACTCGCACTTGCAGCAGCATTAGTCTCTGCTGTTTCAGCATTAGTTTCCGCAGTTTCAGCGTTAGTCTGAGCTGTTTGAGCTGCAGTAGCGCTTGTAGCAGCATTAGTTGCTGAAGTAGAGGCTGCAGTAGCGCTATTACTAGCATTAGTAGCTTGAGTTGTAGCAGTACTAGCTTGAGTTGTAGCTGTGTTAGCTTGAGTTGTAGCTGTACTAGCGCTTGTAGCAGCATTAGTTGCTGAAGTAGAAGCTGCAGTAGCACTATTAGCCGATGCTGTAGCACTGTTAGCTGAATTAGTTGCTGATGTAGCAGCATTTGTTTCTGCTGTTTCAGCGTTAGTTTCTGCTGTTTCAGCGTTAGTCTCTGCTGTTTCAGCATTTGTTTCTGCCAGCTCTGCTGCATCTTCTGACAATTTAGCCGCCGCTGCACTTGCTGCAGCTGCATTAGCAAAGGCTACTAAAGAATCATTAACTACAATAGTTGCTACTGGTTGATCATCAAAGCTACCACCATCATCTGTGTAGTTGACTTCATTTGATAAAACTTTAAAGCCCATATCATCCTCCTAGATTAAATTTGTTCCTGCGAAGGAAATGGCTACATTACCGCCTCGTGCTTTACGTGCAGTTTCTTCTTTATTTAATGCTTCAATTTGTCCACTAAATAATGCTTGATATTTTTCTATTTCTGGATTATCATTAAGATAAATAAATACTTGTTTTAATGCACCAAATAAAAGTATTCTTTCATTTTCATCTCTTAACCAATGTGGAGCTAAATCACCTACCCAATAGCTAGCATTAGCTGCTACTCTATTGTTAAAATAAGTTTCTGTATTATTAGGAGATGATGCATTAACATAAGTAGTTGCTGTACCACTAATATCTAGTGTACCTACACCTGCTACCCAGTTGTTAAATGTAGCTGAGTATGTAGCGTTAAGCCCAGGTAATCTTCTATAATAATGAACATCTACTTCATCGCCTCTTTTAAAGTTACCATGAAGCTTAAAGTCATTTCCTATTCTTGTATAAAAATGAAAGTCTTTAGTTTGAGTAAAACCATCATTAAATGTACGATTATCTACTTTTTCATTGTATACTATTCCTACGTTTTTGTTACCAATATCTGCATTTCTTATATAAATAACTTCTATCATGTCACTGGGTGCAGTAATAGTTAGTATATTGCCTCCCCCTTGAAAGGCGCTAGGACCTATGTCAACCAAGTCTGATGAACCAGCTGTAGTTATTTCTTCCTGAGTACCGTTAACTACATATGTTCTTGTGAATTCTAATGGTGGCACACGTAAAGTTTTATAAGCTTCATCAGCTGCATAATTAAGGCACCGAGATACTACTGAGTTAGAAAGTACTGAAACATCTCGGTTAGCCCAGTCTCTAATTATTCCTGCGTTAGTTCCAGTATAATTACCTGAACCTATAAATTCTACGTATGTTGCCATAATAATCCTCTATGTCATAACTAGTAAATCTGGGTATTCTGTTCTTAACAGATATACCAATTTCTTTTTCATAGCAGGGTTATGCATAAACTCTGGATCTAGTATATCTAAGTTATGCTTAGTATTTAATTCTAATACTATTACGTTTGGAATAGAACACATCTTTTGATAATGTGATTTCTTATTCCTACCTGCTTCTCTATCTCTTTTAACAGACTCAATAGTAGAGCTGATGTCTCCTTCAACTCTCCATTTAGCCCCTGAATTCCCGTCGGTAATAAGCTCTCCTGTGAGATCTCCTGCCGCAGAATTGTGTTTAAACTTTGCCATGCTGTGCCCTTTTTATTATAATGAATCTATGTAAGTGCTAAATTCACCGTTGTTTGTAAGATTACCTACTTGAATTCTAGCAACTGTGGTTGCGCTAGAACCTATAGCTACTATATTATGTGTAGATCCTGGTCTGGATAAATATACTTTAGTAATTTTACCTGTAGCCGGATTTACTTCCACGTGGTTTTCACCACCTATTTTAAAGATTGCTTCCTGTGATGCCCCTATTAATGTTTCACCACTGATAACCAAGGCATTGGAATTTGCTGTAACTTTAATTAACATTTATTACTCCTATTAGTAAAAGAGGACACCCTAAGATGCCCTCTCTTCTAAACTTATGCGCCGATGTTAGCAATTACACCCCAAGCATTTGGATTAGAACACTCAAGAGTACATTCTTCAACGAACATACCTACTGTTGAGTCTCCGTTTTGACCTACGTCAACTTCCTGCATTGGACGAAGTGTAGCTATCTTGAACCACATTGGATCATATACTAACGCTAATGCATCTTGTATAGATACTGCGTCAGCAGATGAACCACCAGCACCTGTTGCTGTTGCAGCAAGTCCCATAATGTAGTTAGGCTCTACCATAACGTCACCAAAGTCTGACATATAAATGTCTACTGCTTGACGTAATGAACCTGAATCGTCGATGTTACGGCGTACATTAGACCCAGTAGCATTTGCTTTAGCTGAGAATACACGACGGTTCTTTGGAGATAACATTACTTTAGTAGCTTTACCACCTTCTTCGTAGATTGTTTGCATAATCTCATCGATATGTGATAACTCAAGTTCACCAACGTTTGAAGATGTTGACTCTGTTGAGAAGTTGTTAGTACCGATACCTGATTCTGCTGCAGTAACACCTGCATTTGAAATACGAGCAGCTGTGTTGCTACCATCTGTTGATGCCACGTTTACAACGTTAGTTGCCCACGAGAAAACACCAGCCATAGAACCTGCAGCTGATGCAGAACCTGGAGTAGAAACGTTTAGTGAGTGAATTAAGTCAGCTTCTACATCACGACGCATTTCTGTACCACGCTTTTTAAGCTGATATGCGTACTCATCTGCAACACCAGTTTGATCTACAGCACGTTTTGTGCCTGATACTGCAACTGTTTTTGCGTTGATTTGTGTGTAGTTACCTAAACGTGCACGGTTACGCTGTGCATCTGTAAGTACTACACCGCCACCTGAACCGTGGTCTCCACCTGTTGTTGTACGACCATCTGGAGTAACAGCATCAAAGTCAGCACCTTGTGCAACTCGTGAGTTACCTGGAGGTGTTAATTCGTCTGTTTGCCACTCGTGGTAGATACCAGTCGCTTTTGTTTTACCTATTGAAGACATAAACGGTGTTTCATCTCGTGTAATCATTGAGATAAAGTTCGCTAAATCCTCTTTTTCGGATACTGATGCGCTTGATGCGCCTGAAGGGAAGCGGTTTCCTGTTGCGTTAGCCGCTTGTGTTGAAGCACCTGATGTGCCGTAACGTCCTGTTGCCATTTTATTTTACCTGTATGTTATTAGCCGAATATTGGCTTATCGTGTTGGCGCAAACCTCTTCAAGAACTCAATTTGATCTTCTTTCGAAGAGTCATTTTTAAATGCCCTTGCTTTAGTCATTGCCTCCTTGTCTTGTTTACGTTTAGTTGGTGTCTTAGCTTTGGTAGCAGGTATTTTCTTAGCAGGAATTTTAGCACGCTTTTTAGCGCCACTTTTTATACCCTGTTTAAGTCTACGAAACTCGTCTACAAATTTAACTACATTAGGGTCGGATACTACGTTAAGCAAAGCTTCTGGTAGTCCTTCTTCTAATGCAAATTCTCTTATAGACTTTTGAATAGTCTCGTCCCAATCCGGAATAACATCTGTAATAGTATCGTTAAAATGTTTTACAGATTCTTCGAATTGTTGTTGCTGTAACTGTTGTTTTTGTTGTTCTACTTGAACCGCAAGAGATTCTCTTTTGTTTCTAGCTTCCCAATAAGCAGCCTGCGCTTTAGTTTGTTCCTGAGTCAACTCACCAATTTCATAAGTATCCCCCTCTTTCTGAGCTTCTGAAAGCTTTTGAGAGATCTCATGATACTTTTTCTGATGTTGTGTTTCATCATTATAAACTTCACTTGCAATAACACTTGCTAATGTTTCTATTTCACCTAGTTTTTGAGTACGCTCTTCCTCTAAAGATTTACGAGCTTCCCCAATCTCACGACCTTGTTTACTAAGATGTTGTTTGGTTGCAGAACCAGCAATCCACTCTGATAAAGGAAGTGTTACTTCTTCACCATCAATTTTGTGGGATACCATAATGTCTTCTAAGTCATCAAGTAAATAAGTATCAACTTCGGTAGCCTCGGCATCTCCGTCTTCCTCTTTACTTTCTTCCTCTTCTTCATTATCTGGTTCAACATCATCTTCATATTCGGCAGATTCTACAGGTTGTTCAAGGTCTTCTTCTGTTCCTGTGTCTTCTGAGTCCTGGAGTTCAGGTTCGGGTAGAGATTCTTCTGGTACCGGAACTACACCAGCTTCCTGGAGTATTTCTGATTTATTAAGAATGTCTGCGAGCATCTGATCTTCAGAACTGCTGTCAACAATTTTATCATCCGTTTGGGTAGAACTATTATTATCAGCCATCATTAGTTACCTCCTGCTTATTAGTATTGTAAGGATTATTTTTTCCAAAATTAGGATTACCTCTTTTCTTTGCGGGAGCATTTTCTTTCTGCAATTTAATTAAAGCTTCTCTGTAATCAAATAAACCTTTAATTATAGGAGCATCGTTTCTAATACGACTAGCTCCACTTATATCTGCAGTATGTTGATTTAAGTAATAAGTTATTGAGTTATCAATATTGTCTATTACTACATCTATTGTTTCTTTTTTAATATTAATCATTGCTGTCTTCCTCACTTAACTTTTCCATAATAGGAATGTTACGACCTTTAGTTTCTATACTAATTAACTTTTCTTTAACGCTACCTAGCGCCATAGAACAAGCATATAAATGCTCTCTAGTCTTAGTTTCGTGAGGTTCGGTTTTTAGCCACTCAACAAAGAAATCTACTAGGATATCTCCGTATGCTGAGTCAAAGAAGTTATTCCGAGTATCTACTGCGAACTTTGCTTCTTGTAAAGCTATTTGTGATAATCTATCTGGATGCACCTTCTTGGTCATCCTCTTGTCACCTGCTTCTCTATATTTTTCCATAATTTACCTTATAAACACATCATCCCGAAGGGTAGAGGTGTGATTAAAAGAGGGGGCTATTGCCCGCCTCCCATTGCTTGTTTTAATAGTTGCACTGCTTGTGCAGGGTCTATACCCATTTGTTTCACCATATCATCCAGTGAACCGCCTTCTTTACCTGATGGTGCTGCTTCAATAGACTTAACTATATTAACAGCCTTCATCATGATTTCGTCCATATTGCCCGGAGTCGGGAGATTTTCTGGAGTAACTTCTGCTTTAATTGCGGCAGTCTTAAGGCGAGCCCATTCTTGATCATGACGATCAAGTGCAATAGCCGTTTGCCTAATGTTATCTTGAAGCGAATTATCTGCTTGCACCTTAGTATAAACTGAATTTGCTTCAGCTTGTTTAGCTTTAGATTCTTCAACACGAGCTGCGATCTCCTTCATTCTCTTTTTATCATCCTCTGCTACTTTCATAGCTTTCTTAGCTTGTTCTAAGAATTCTTTAGTGGTATGATCTTTAAGATATTGTTCTGGTTTAAGATCAAGACTATTAACCATATCAAATGCTATATTAGCTACAGCATCTGGTTTAATAATAGCTCCTTGACCTGACTCTTTAAGCATAGGTATTAATTGAGATGCTAATAACATTAGCTTTTCTCTTTTGTTAGCATTAGAGTTTTCACCTAAATCTACATCTACTTCCAACTCTATACAGGTAGGTAGTTCTTTTAGATTAACATCTAACATAACACCACGTCTATCAGACATAATACTAACTTCATCCATGTTAGCTTTTATAGTCTTATAAACACCTTCACATAATCTTTTAAATCCGCCTTCAGCAAATTTTCTGGCTATGTGCTGTATACGTTTTTGGCTAGCAGTCATGACTTGACTTAGTTTAACTTCACTGTTACCTGACACGTATAATTCGTCATTAAGTCCTTGTGCTGCTTTGGACATACCTGTAGCTTGTTCTTTGTGCACTTGTAAGTGTTGTAACAAAGGAACTGTACCTGCACTAATAGTGCTTGGTGGTAAGTCAGTAACTGCACCTGCAGGATTACCGTTAGTTGGTATAATCTGTTTAGGTCTCATATTTTGTAATGCAGAAAAGTCTACAACATTTGGATCAGCTAACTTAGGTGAATAATTACTTAAGTAAGTGTTCTCTACAAAACCACGTAGTATAGCAGTAGAAGTAAGTGTAGTAGATCTTGTCATATCTGCTATAGATAAACCAAAAAATTCATAAGGTATTTCGAAAGGACTTAGTGATGCTAGTGGAATATAATTACAGTCTTCTTCATGTAATATGTTACTGCCTGCAACAATTATATGTTTAAGTTCTGCTATACCATCTCCATCACGATCTACTTTAATCCAACACTCTGTTACAGCTACTTTCATATTGGCTTCTAACATTGAGTCATCGTCAGCACCTGAGCCAGACCAGTATGTTTGACCTGTTACACGTTTACGTACTGCTACGTCTTCAGAATAATTAGAATGATCTTCACTTGCACTAGGTAATTCTGACCAATCAGAAACCTCATCTGCAATATCAGGATACATCTTTCTTATATCTGAACGAGACATTTCTATTTGTACACCAACAAACTTAGCATCATCAATAGCACTTGCATCTCTTGATATTAAGAAATTTTCTGGTGGTACATTTTCTATTTTAACTCTAGACATATCATAGGTTCTTTTTAACCTAACATCTTCGTAAGCATTAGTAGCTGGATTAAAATTTAATTCGCCAACTACTTCTATTTCTTTATCGGATAGCTTAAGATCTAGAGCCTCTTCAGTAAGTGATTCGTACTCTTCAAAGTCAGTATATTTGTCTTCAACAAAGTCCCAACGTATTACTGAGTTCTTCCAAAGTAAAGCTGACTTTACCCAGGTATTTAATAATTCCCAACCATTATTCTTTTTAAATATAGTATAGTTAACTAAATCTGAAGCATCATTAGCTGCTGCGATAGCGCTGGGTGATGCTGACCATGATTTAAATTTAGCTATGCGGTTGTTGTTAAACATTAACTCTGATATTAAAGCTAAGTAAGCTTCTATAGTTTCTGTTGTATCTGATGAAACTATCTTAGATACACCATTAGGTCTTAAATGACCTTCAGGTAAACCTGCGTATTCATAAGTAGACTGTAATCTGTCGTTAGCTAATTCAGAAGAGTTTAGAAAGTCTCCTGCTGAGTTAGATACACCTGTATCAACCAAGTTAATTAGTTGTTCGTCGGTTACTTTCTCAAGATAACCGGTCATATAATTGCCCATATAAGGCCTCCTATCAATCTAGCACCCATATGGGTATATACTATAGTACGGGGTTTTTGAACCAAAGGTACCCCGAAAACCTAAAGGACAGCATGAGGTTCAACTGTATAGTCCGTCTTTACCTTCCTTCCGCCAGTCTTCACGGTGGGCACGGACAAGCTCTGGCTCTTTATGTTCTTTAACGTTATCACGTCCATAAGTAGCTGAATTCTTAGATTTCTTAGTAGGGTCCCAGACTTTACCATTCTTTTGTTTAACACCTTTTGAAGGTCTGTATATAGTCATTGTTATCCTCCTAAATCTTTTTTAAGTTGTGCTAGTTCTTCTAGCTCTTCTACACTTAAGTCTGCACTAGTTCTTTCTGTGGTAACAGATTCAACTCTTGTTTTCTTAGGTGCTTTATATTCGCCTAGTTCTTTAGCAATCTTAAATGCTTCTTCACGATCTCCATCTTCCATTGCTTCATGCATAAGCAACTTCATTATATCTAAAGGGTCTTGTGCTACAGAATTAATAGCTTCCAAAGTTTCAGCCATCTCAGCTGCTTTTTCTTTAATTCTTATATCACGTTCTTTTCTTAATCTACGAGCCTCTGCTGAAGCTTTAACTCCTGCTGCCTGAAAGTTTTTTATTTTTTGTTGACCTTCAGGAGTCTCTGGATTAATCATGTGTTTAGCAAAATTAGATTGGCGTGGATCCTTCATCATTCTTTCTCGGATCTCTTCTATTTGTTTACTTGTTTTAGCCATTAAATCCAATCCTCATTATTATTGTTGACAAAGTTCTTTTGTCTCCAATCGACTTTTTGATTTGACAGTTTATCTATATTAGTACGATAAGCTTCCCAGGTAATAGCTAATGCCATAACAGTATCGTCATGATGTCCTTGTAACGCTTCTGTTTTACCTGATGTTGTAGATATGTATGTTTTCATTTCAGCTAATATTACTTTGGAAGGAATCCAAATGTCTTCTTCTTCCACAGCATTTTTTAACTGACCAATAACTCTAGGCTTACTTCCGTGTGTCATCCTGAATCCAGGAGTTTGACCTTCTTCTGAGCTTAACCTAGCTGCTTTAGTTTCATAATACATATTAACATAACTCATCTGTTTGAGTCTCTGTAATGTAGCTACGCCCATACTATTAGATTCTACTGCTAACAGTGCGTTATTAAAATATCTACCAAGATAAAATAAATGTTCACCATAAAGAGTAGGGTCCACTGTATTATCTCTATACATAGCACAAATGTGACCTTTAGTGTTCATAACTATAGCTGTACTATAGTCTTGTTTAACACCAAGAGCAACATCAGCCCCTATAATATAATTGTCTTGCCAATCAGGTGGTATCCATATTTCTAGATTACCTCTAGGGCTGTCATCAAAAGAACCTAGTTCTTCATTGTAGCCTCTCAATGCAATTGGTGGTGTAGGTTTAAATGAGTTTATTTTCTCTGAGTCAAACACTGATGCACCTGAAACCAAGAAGGCTTCTTCTGCATTGGCAGGATACTCTTGTCTAAACTTATCTACTCCACCTTCAACGATCTTTAATCGTCTCCAATATATTTGTTCGTCTGTAAGATCATACTTTTCTTTATAATCTTTTTCTTCAAAAGTTAATTCAAATTCATTAGGTACTTCTCTTTCATACTCTACTGTTTTAAACCATGGAATAAAGATAGCAATGTAGTCAGACTCACCTGCAGCTGCCGCTTGATACAACCTATAAAATTCACCTGATGCACCATTAGCTGTTGATTCAATAATAACTTCAGTACCATCTGATTGTGATATACCTTGGAATAGTCCAGCAAGTATCTTAGCATCATGCTGCCAGAATGCAACTTCTGATCCATGTAGTATAGTAGGTGTAGTTCCTCTTCCGGCCTCCGGTGAACCTGCTGTATATAGTCGGTATGATCCAACTGCATCTGTATCAGTGTATGCCGGCGTTTGAATTGAAATTTCTTTTGCGTTTGTTTTTTCTAACTTAGGTTGTAACCCTTTTTCCATATTCTTAATGAGGTTTTTACTCATGCTAAATAAAGAATCTGAGGTAGCACTATCATGTGCCATCACAACAGAACGGGTATGTTGTTGAAAGTAAGTTTTCCAAAATACTCTTCCAGCACAAAAGGTAGATATACCCTGTTGTCTAGCCTTAAGTATTATAGCTCTAACTTTACCTGTTTCTTTTCTTTGTTTCTCTAAAGCTTCGTTAATAATAGTTTGAGCTTCATTAAATTTAAATGGCACAAAACCTTTAGTAGCGTCTTTAGTAATAATTCTTATTTGTTCTTCAGAAAATTTTTCAAAGTCTTCAGAGTAATCATTTAAATTTTTTCTTCTCTTCAGCTCTCTAAGAGCTTCCAACTGCGCTCTTTCTTCTTTCATTTTGCTGTCCATAATTTTTCCTAGTGGTAATAAACTATTTCTTTTTACCTACACATTTACCTGCTCTCTTGCAAGCCATTTTTGTTTTACAATTAGCGCAATGTTTAAATGCCTTTTTTCTTTTAGACATCATAGGGCTTTTCTTACTACATAACATTATTTCTTCCTTTTCTTTCCAGAGGGAGTAACAGACCACCTTATTGCCTTAGGTCCTGTTTTCTTTTTAGTATCGGATTTCTTTACTTTGGAGGCTACAGCCTTGGGTCTGCAGGCAGGATAGCTTTTACGCTTATCATTCTTACCTGATCGACCACAAGGTTTACCTGTTTTAACATCACGCCAGTCTTCCTTAAACCATTTTTTAAGAGAGGCACCTTTAGCTGTCTTACGTACTGCCATATTATTTCCTCTTACTTTTACCGTAGTTCTTAGCACCAACCTTACGACACTTAGCCATGTGTCCTGATCTGTATGCAGAGTTCTTAGGCATAGCTCTGGCTACTTTTTTGTAGCAAGCATCTTTCTTGGTTTTCTTAACTGCCATAGTTATCTCCTCGATTTAGCTCCTGAACATTTCCATCTTTTCCTACTTAGATTTAACGGGCTGTTAGGATTCTTAGCTGCTGCCGGTGAACGTTTCTTTTGTCCAAGAGATCTAGCGCAGTAAGCATCACCTTTTTTACTGCTAGGTTTAACTCTGGCACCACCACCTTTAGCTTTACCAGCTTGTCCATAACTAACTCTTTTCCCGCTTGCAGTAACTTTTACTTTAGCTTTCCCTTTATTTGGTCTTGCTGCCATAATATATCTCCTTTACTGTAATGGGTTCTCTACTAATGAATCATATGCTTTCCATATGTCATCTATTTCAGTTTGGTATTTGTCAAGCTTATCGCCCAGACTATCAGTGATCCCAGTCGATCTCTCAACCTGACTACGTAAGTCAAGCAACTCTTTCTGTTGCTCCAATATTGTTTGCATCTGTGTGCTAATCGTTGACAACCTCGTATTAAGTCCACGTACATCATTGTCTGCCACCGCCTGTTCTATTGTTTGTATTCTAGAGCTCAACTCACCTGCTTTGCTATCAAATGAATTTGACTTGCTTACAACTGTTTCTATACCTGATTCCACAGCATAGAATCTTTGAAGTGTATCATATCCGTAATATATACCGCCACTAAGAGATCCTAGTATTGGCAGGGCGGCAGCAATGTACC